GGGATGGACCAGCCGGGGGGTGGGGGGTGGCCTGTATCATGTATTCGGTTTAGAGCGGCCCCTATTTTTAGGTTAGTGTAAACTAGTTTACATTGACAACCCTTTTAGACCGTGTTAAACCACCACACCATGACACCCATACTATCCATCGATCCAAAGTTCGTCTTCGAGCTTGCAGCAGGCTTGGAGGAGCCCGACCATATCGCCCAGCGATACCACTACACCACCGAAGCATGGGAATCGTTAAAAAACGACCAGAACTTCATGCGTGTCGTGGAATCAAAGCGCACCGAACTGCAAAAAACTGGTTACACGTTCAGGCTAAAAGCGGCCTTGGCTGCTGAAGATCTCTTGGATGAGGTCTATATCGGGGCAAAATCGGTCGATGCATCTCTCTCAGCCAAGCTGGAAGCCTTCAAATACCTGACAAAAATTGGAAATTTGGAGCCCAAAGAAGACAAACAGGTGGCTACTGGCCCTGCTTTTTCGATCAAAATCGACCTTGGTAGCAACAGCATAACCATCAAAAATACCCCCGAAAACGACGAAAATTCACAAAATTCTGTGGAAAACGTCATAGAAATGGCTTGTGAAGAGCTGCCCTCCCCTCCCCTCGGATTAATTGACCAATTTCCCCTAACCAACGACCTGCATGCAACTAACCTATAAACCCCCCGAGAGCGTCAAAGGCTTTCTGACCAGTGAAGCGTTTATATCCCTCATCGTCGGCCCGGTGGGTAGTACCAAGACAACGGCCGCGATTATGAAAATTGCTTATCAGGCAAGTCTAATGGCGCCGTGTCGAGATGGGATACGCAGGTCTCGTGCCATTTGGATTCGTAACACCCGTGAGCAGTTGAGAGACACGTCCATCCCAGATTTTTTGAAGTGGTACCCTGATGGTCAGGCCGGGGTGTATGAGAAAACCAACTACCGGTTCATCTTAAAGTTCGACGATGTCGAGTGTGAGGTGCTTTTCCGTGGTCTGGATGATGCCCAGGACGTGCGAAGGCTCTTATCGTTGCAGGCGTCTTTTGCTGTGATGGACGAGTTTCGGGAAATTTCTAAAGACATCTTTGAGGCGGTTCAAGGGCGACTAGGTAGATACCCTGATGGCATGATGGTGCCGCACCGCCCTGAGTGGGGGGTGGATGAGAAGGGTAATCCCATCCAAGGGTGTGTGACGGATGAGGGGAAAAGCAACGCGCACATCTGGGGGGCGACTAACCCGCCCGACATGGACACCTTCTGGGAGCAGTTTTTATCCGACCCACCCAAAAATGCTGAGGTGTTTTTCCAGCCAAGTGGCCTATCGGAGCAGGCGGATTGGGTGCATTTCCTGCCGAGCAACTACTACGAGAACCTGGCCGAAGGTAAGTCAGACGAGTGGGTGGATGTCTACATCCATGCGAAGTTCGGGAAATCCCTTAGTGGTAAACCCGTATTTAGGGCGTTTAACAGCGACATTCATGTGTCGAAATCGCCCTTGCAGTACATAAAACTCTCAACCAACCCGCTGATTATTGGGCACGACTTCGGACTTACCCCAGCTTGCACGGTCAGTCAGGTGGACCCGAGGGGGAGGCTTTTGACCTATGCGGAGCTCACCTCAGATGGAATGGGGGAGTTACGGTTCGTGCGGGAGAAACTAAAGCCACTTCTGGCCAATCGGTTCCCGGGCATGCCTGTGATTGTGATTGGCGACCCCGCTGGGCAACAGCGGGCTCAGACAGACGAGAGGTCGGTTTTTGACATCCTGAAGCAAGAAGGGTTTCGGGTGATTCCTGCTAAGACCAACTCGATCGCGGCCCGAATAAACGCAGTGGACGCTTGGCTAACCCGCATGGCTGATGGAGACCCGGCCTGTTTACTCGATCCAAGTTGTAAAACGCTAATACAAGCTTTACGTGGTGGGTATCGCTATAAGGTCAAGACCAACGGGGCTGTGGACGAGACACCCGAGAAGAATCATTTTTCACACTTAACGGACGGTTTCCAGTATGCTTGCCTTCATGCGGACCATAACGCGACAGGGCAGTTGTGGACTCCCAAAGCCAAAGAAGTCCAGAAAGTAAAATACGTATGGGCTTGACACAATGAACCACTAAGCGTATAAGGCGACGATATGCAACAGTCGATTAACATCACATCTGGAAATGCACCGGGCTTTGTAACGGCCGGTGGGATCGTGCCTATTAAATCGATTAAGCAGGTGCAGGCTGAAGAACGTGCTGCCGCACTGGAGGCCAACGCAGAGCCGGTTATCCAAGCCTTGGCGGGCCACATTAAAGAGAAGTGGACATACGCTCGTAGCGCCAAGGAGCAAGAGATTGAGCCACGGATGCTTCAGTCAATTAGACAGCGCCGTGGTAAGTATGACCCAGAGATGGAGACCCAGTTGCGCGAGCAGGGTTCGTCCACCATCTACATGATGCTCACATCCAATAAGTGCCGTGCGGCTTCAAGCTGGTTGCGTGACGTACTGTTGACAGACGCAAACGACAAGCCTTGGTCACTAAAACCCAGTCCGATCCCTGATATGCCACCCCCCGTGATGCAAGACCTGATGCGTAAGGCTCAGGAAAAGCTCATGCAGATGATGGCCACAGGTGCTAATCCGTCAGACCAAGAAGTTCGTCAGATGCTTTTGGACTTAAAAGACGAGGCGATGCGTGAACTTACCGAGCTTGCCAAAGAAGATGCGGCTCGGATGGAAAAAAAGATGCATAGCCAGTTGTTAGAAGGCCAATGGACGACGGCTTTTGCGCAGTTTTTGGATGACATTGTTACGTTCCCGGCCGCGATTTTAAAGGGCCCAGTCGTGCGAAATAAGCCCACAATGAACTGGGTAGCGACTGCGGATGGTGAGAATTACGACTTACAGGTACAAAATGAGCTGGTGCTCGAGTGGGAACGGGTTGACCCGTTTAATCTTTACCCTTCTCCAGACGCAACAGGTATTAATGACGGATATTTGATCGAGCGGCACAAACTGTCTCGGGCGGATTTGAATGATCTCATCGGGGTGGAAGGCTACAGTGATGCGGCCATCCGGCAGGTGCTCGATGAATATGGCAAAGGAGGCCTACGTGATTGGATATTTATTGACACTGCTCAAGCGACTGCTGAAGGTAAAGCCACAACCTCAGTTGGACAAAACCCCAGTGAGCTCATCGATGCCCTCCAGTTCTGGGGAAGCGTCCAAGGCAAGCTCCTCCGCGAGTGGGGCATCAGTGAAGAAGAAATCCCAGACGAACTCGCAGAGTACTCGATCGAAGCGTGGGTCATCGGCGGATGGGTCATCAAAGCAGTCCTCAACTCGGACCCGCTCGGTCGGCGCCCGTACTACAAAACCAGCTACGAAGAAATCCCGGGGGCCTTCTGGGGCAACTCGGTAGCAGACCTGTGCCGTGACTCACAGTCAATGTGTAACGCGGCTGCGCGGGCTTTGGTAAACAACATGGGTTTGGCCTCAGGCCCGCAGGTGGCGTTTAACATCGACAGGCTACCCCAAGGTGAGAACATTACACAGATGTTCCCGTGGAAGATTTGGCAGGTCACAAGCGATCCAATGGGTGGCAATGCCCAGCCAATGCAGTTTTTCCAGCCAAATTCGATGGCCAATGAGTTGTTGATCGTCTATGAGAAGTTTGCAACCTTGGCCGATGAGTACACAGGCATCCCACGTTACATGACTGGTGGAGCCCCTGCGGGCGGTGCTGGTCGGACGGCCTCAGGCATGTCGATGCTGATGACCAACGCTGGCAAATCAATCAAACAGGTGATCGCCAACATTGATGAGTACGTCATTAAGCCCTTGGTTGATCGTCTGTACTTTTACAACATGAAGTTCTCTACCGATCCGGATCTCAAGGGTGATGTGAACATCCAACCTTTGGGTGCTGCAAGTTTGGTTGAGAAGGAAGCTGTCGCCCAGCGTCAAAACGAGTTCTTAGGCCTTGCCTTGAACAGCCCAGTCGCCCAGCAGATTATGGGTCTGGAAGGTGCGGCTAACTTGCTGCGTCAGGCTGCTAAACGGCTTGACCTGAACCCGGATACAATCGTTCCATCTGAGGCTATGATCCGCCAGAAAGTAATGGCGCAAGAGGCAGCGGAGGCTGCAGCATTGCAAGCAGAACAGGCAAACGGGCAAGCGCAAGCTGGTGGTACCCCTCCTAAGCCAGACCAACGACAGTTAATGGATGGAACACCACCAACAAATTTTTTCTAATGGTTACTACTTGACAAGGTTTTTTAGAGGGCGTATATCTACGCCCAGTACATGAAAAGGAGCTTCACATGAAAGCGATCACACCGATGGAAAAGCGTGGCACTGAGTACAAGCAGGAGTCCGCTAAGACTGACGGTATGGCCAAAGGTGGTGCAGTTAACACCGGTGGTGCAGGCCCAGTAAAGCCCGAAATGCGTAGTGGCAAAGAGTACTCGCAAGAGTCTGCCAAAACCACAGGACTGTGCAAGTAAGTGTTAAGAGTTGATGAGCGGGTGGCTCGCTGCCTGCACATGCTTAGATCACAAGAATTCAGCCCTCTGGTGGATTGGTTGAGACACTGTAAAGATGACAGCCTCGACAAACTAACCCAAGCAGACGGCAACCAGATCTACCGGCTTCAAGGTGAGGCCGGAGTGCTCAAGGAAGTTATTGAGCTTATTGCTCAGTCAGATAAGCTGATTGAGAAACTGAGACGCTGACAACTAACCGTAAAGTCGAAGTTGTTGGCTTTTGACAACCAGTAGTAGCTGACCGTTATCGCGTAGCGCAGACCGTAATAGGAGCGTGAAGTGAGAGTCGGAGCGAAGGAGATAGAGAAATGGCATTGCCCAAGGCAATTCAACAGCAAGTTGAAGCAGCAGATGAGTTGGTACAACAGTTGACCGCTGAAAAGCCCGGAGAATCGCAGGAACCACCTGAAGAGCCCCCGGAGACTAGCAACCTAAACGAACCACCGGCAGATCCGCCGCCTGTTGAACCCCAAAGCAACACTTTCTCGCAAGAGACAGAAGTTGCACCAAAACCGAATGTTTCCGAGGAGTCGTGGGAAGTTAAATACCACAGCCTTCGAGGAAAGTACGATGCAGAAGTCCCAAGGCTACACGCCGACTTGCGTGAGATGAAAACGCAGATCGCACAACTGCTTGCCGATAAGGTAGCAGCGGAAGCCAAGGCGGAAGCAGCGCAACAAGCGGCCAAGGTACAACAACAGTCCCTTATCACTGAACAAGACAAAGAAGCTTTTGGTCCTGATCTGATTGACCTAATCGAGCGAGCAACCGAGTCCAAGATTGCGACATTCCGGGAGCGCGAAGCCGATCTGGTAGGCCAGATTAAAGAACTGAAGAGCCAACTTGGTAACGTGTCGGAGCGGCAGGTGGTGTCTGATAAAGACCGATTCCTGATGGCTCTGGGCCAGCGAGTACCAGATTGGGAAGCCCTAAACGTTGATAAAGGTTTCCTAGAATGGTTGCAGGTGCTAGACCCAGTGTATGGGTTGCCACGCCAAGCTGCGTTGACTAGCGCGTATGAGGTTTTGGATGTTGACCGTGTAGCGGCGATTTTCAATACCTACAAACAACTGGTTAGCCCAGCTACCACTAAGGCCCGACAGAACAACCAAGACCTTCAGCGTCAAGTAGCGCCGACCCGCTCGCGTTCATCGTCAACTACGGCAACAGAAGTCCAGAACAACAAGATCTACACCGAGAGTGAGATCCAACAGTTCTACAACGACTGGAGACGCGGTTACATTGACAACGACGAGGCGGCAAGAATGGAAAAAGAGATCCATGCTGCTATTACTCAAGGCCGAGTTCGTTAAAGACTTTACCAGGGGTGGTAGTAGCGTTTTTTAAACCTGCTTTTTTGAAAGGAAGCAAAGATGTCTACTATTACCCCTGCCGCAACCTACCCGATTAATTCCGGTGGCTTTAATACCCCCGGCGGTCAAGTTGCTTATAGCGGAACCGCTTACTCCGGTTCTTTCATTCCTGCTCTGTGGTCCGGCAAGCTGGCCCAGAAGTTCTATGCTGCTACCGTCTTCGGCGAGATCGCTAACACCGACTGGCAAGGCGATATCACCGGCATGGGC